TATTCATCTTTTTCTTGTTTTAAAAGATCTGAATTATATATTTCAGTAAAATTATTGATCAATGGCCAATATTTCTTTATAACTCCATTATTAAATAAAGATACAGACTTTTCTGATTTTAATAATTCATCAGATATTTCTAATTTATTTTTAATTAATTTATCTTTTAATTCTTTATGATCTAAATATTCATCTAATGATAAAAAATATATTTCATTATTCTTTATTGAATATTTTTCTATAATTGTTGAATAACTTTTTTCTAAAGAAATATATTTTTTATTACCTTCTTCATCTACAAATAATTCATCAACCGAATCATTTTCAATTAAATTATTAAATATGATATTAGCATAATTAAATCCTAAAGGACATTTATTGTTATCTTTATCTAGATAATAAGCAAATATATACCGATAATCTCTTTTTTTTACATCTTTTCTTTTATCAAAACAATAAATACTTATTTTATTTAAAACATCTTCAATTGTATCATCACCATGTAAAAAAATATCATCAAATCTATATTTATTACCATCTTTTAAAGAAATACATGTATATATTTCTTTTTGTAAAACAGGTTTACAGATCTTTTCAACCATATTGTAATTATAATAATTATTAATATTATAAAAATAATTTTTTAATTAATTAAATTTATATGGAGTGGTATTTATCTCCATTCCACAATAATTTTGAGGAGTATCTTTATAATTAATAGGTGTATATACACCTATTTTTTCACCTTGTTCTAATAAATATTTCATATTATCCCAAAATAATTTAGTATGTCCCACTTCAGGTGTCATAACATGTGCTAATTCATGAATCATAACAAACATTGTTGTATTCATATCAGATAAACTATCATCTTTAGACCGAATACACAATGATATTTTTTCACCTTTATTCACAGAGTATGATGTGTACTCAGCATCATGTCCTGTTTCAGATAAAGCATCTGGATTATACTTATTTTTTAAATCATCTATACCATCTCTTTCAGTTGAATTTAAAGATTCAATTAATTTTAATACATTTTGATTTACTTGTGCTAAACGATCTGCCGCAAGTTGTGAATCTTTTTGTTTACGAACAATATACTTACGTCCATCAATTTGTGAAATTTTTATATCAACTTCTTCTGATCTTTTTACACGACCAATTAATAGAAATACTGTTAAAATGATAATAAAAAATATTAATAATTCATCCATATAATACTTATAATACTATTATCATTTATTTTTATTATCGTTATTTTTTTTTTATTCAATTTAAATAAAAAAATTTGAATTTGTTTTTTTATTTAATTTAAAAATATAACAATTAAATTCATTAATATGTTATTAAACTTCCAAATTATAGATATATCACACGATGATGTATGCTATGATGAAGATAATAAATATAATAGAGACTTTACAATAACATTTTATGGAAAAACACAAGAAGGAGAAAATGTTGTTTGTAATGTATTAGGTTATGAACCTTACTTTTACATGCGTGTTCCAGATAGTTGGACAGAATCATTTTGTAAAAACTTTATAGAAAAAACAATCGCATTAGAAATACCAGAAAATCAAAGATACTTTTGGAAAGATAACTATTTACGCGATAAATTTGAGATAGTTAACAGTTATAACTTTTATGGTTATAACTATGAACCTGATCATAAACGTGTAAAAAGATATAAATTTGCAAAAATTTCTTTTAAATCAAATCAAAATATGAACAGATTTATCAATTGTATCAAAAGATACTATAAAAATAGATTAACTCAGATTCAAAATCAAAAATATGATTGTGTTGATGATGATGATAAAATAATTGAATGGTTTAATCAAGAACATAATTGTGAGTGTTCAGCAAATCTTTATGAATCAAAAATACATCCGATGTTAAGATTTCTTCATGAAAAAAATATTGATTCATGCGGATGGGTAACGATTACTTATGATGAAAAAAATAAAATAGATAAAGATTCAAAAGAATTTAATGTATTACATGAACTTAAAGTAAGTAAAGATAAGATAAAAAGGTTTGAAAAAGATTCAACAGCACCATTTATTAGTTGTTCTTTTGATATTGAGTGTGATAGTTCTCATGGTGATTTTCCAAACCCTAAAAAGAATTTTAAACAACTTTCTGTTGATATTTATGAAGAATATTTTAGACAATCTATTAATGGTAATCCAATAGATTTTAAGAAAAAAAATATTGAAAAATGGATTCAAGATGCATTCTTAGACGAACCTAAAACAGTACAAAAAATATATACTAGTAATGGGACTTATAATAATTTAGATAAGATATTAGAAAAACTAGATGAAAAGTTCTTTGAAGATTTAGATGATTCAAAAATAAGTTCTAAAAAAAGAGATGAATTTATTAATCAATTTGCTTATATTTTAGATCAACTAGAAAATAGTTCAGGTGAACGACTTGAAGTTAAGGGTGATCCAATTATTCAAATTGGTTCTGTATTTCATCGTTTTGGTGAAAAAGAATCATATGAAAGAACAATGGTTATTATTGGTAATGAAGATCTTCCAGATGAAGAAATTTGTGATCCAATTGAAAATGTAACTATTTACAGATGTTCAAATGAACGAGATTTACTTTTAAAATGGAGAGATTTAATATTATATCATAATCCAGATATATTAACAGGGTATAATATCTTTGGTTTTGATTTTGATTATATCAATAAAAGAGTTGATTATTTATTTCCTTGTCACGAAGATTGTTCTAAGAAAAAAAATTGTTGTGATAAATGTTTAAAAAATGAATTTTATCGTATGGGAAGACTTCTAAGAAACAATGAAACTGATATTATTAAAAAAGAAGATATTGATCAAGAAGATCCTATTGATGTCGGATCAACTTGCGAAGGATATAATAAGTATTGGGAAAAAAGATGTAAAGTGACATCGAAAGAATTAAGTTCATCTGGTTTAGGTGATAATATTTTGAAATATATATCGATGGATGGTCGTATTGTCTTTGATATTCAAAAAGAAATACAAAAAGGTCATGCATTAGATTCATATAAATTAGATAATGTATCCGCACACTTTATGAAAGGTAAAATTATTAGTAAAACATTTATTAATGATATAAAAGAAAATAAACCATTTACAATTCTAAAAACATCAAATATAGGTAATCTTAAAGAAAATGATTATATTACATTTCAATTAACAACAAAATATGGAAATATTAAATACCGAGATGGTAAAAAATTTAAAATATTTAAAATTCATCATCAATCAAAATATATTGTCATACATGGATACATTAATGTATTAAAACAATACGGTGATGATTTAATCTTTTATGAGTGGTGTTTAGCAAAAGACGATGTATCGCCTCAACAGATCTTTGATTTTCATAAAAGAGGTGGACCATCTGGTCGTGCTAAAGTAGCAAAATATTGTATTATGGATTGTGAACTTTGTATTCATTTACTATTACTCCTTGATTTAATACCAAATAATATGGGTATGGCAAATGTTTCATATGTTCCATTATCATATATCTTTTTAAGAGGTCAAGGTATAAAAATCAATTCTTTAGTAACTAAAGTTTGTTCAGAGAAAAATACAAGAATTCCAACTCTTTTAAATTTCAATGAACGTGAAGAATCAAATGATGGTTTTGAAGGTGCTATTGTTTTAGAACCAGAACCAGGTATTTATTTAGATGATCCTGTTTCTGTTTTAGATTATGCTTCACTTTATCCTAGTTCTATTATTGAAAAGAATATTTCACATGAAACATTCATTTGTACTAAAGAAGAATTAGAAAATAATCCTGAAAAATATAAATGGTTAGATATAAATTCTAAAGATATTGAATGTATTGAATATGATGATTATAATTATGAGTTAATTGGTAAAACAACACATAAAACCAAAGCAAATACAACAACTACATGTTATTTTAAGGCACCTAAAGATGGTGTAGAACAAAAAGATTATCCTAAAGGTATTGTTCCAACAATCCTTAATACATTATTAGAACAACGTAGAAATACTCGAAAAAGAATTAAATTAACAGATGATGAAGATAAAAAGAAAGTATTAGACGGTTTACAATTAGCATATAAAGTGACTGCTAATTCTGTTTATGGTCAAATGGGCGCTAAAACTTCTCCGATATCATTTAAGAAATTAGCAGCATGCACAACAGCAATTGGTCGTCAAAGAATTTATGATGCCCGTGATGGTGTTAAAGAGTGGGCAGTTGCAACAGGTCATCATCCTCCTGAAGTAGTTTATGGAGATACAGATTCTGTATTTGTTAAGTTTTCAAGAGTGCATCATGAAACAGGGGAATTATTAAAAGATAAAGAAGCATTAAGATATTGTATTGATTGTGGTGTTGCCGCTGGTGAATGGATTACTGATAAAAAAATGAATCATCCTCAAGATTTAGAATATGAAAAAACATTTTATCCATTTATTCTTATTTCTAAAAAAAGATATACAGGTGATAAATATGAGATAGATCATAAAAAACCTAAAGAAAGAACATCTATGGGTATTGTTATGAAACGTAGAGATAATGCTGCTATTGTAAAATATGTATTTGGTAATGTTATTGAAATAATTATGCAACAACGAAGTGTTGATTTAGCAATCGAATGGTTAGAGAAAACATTAAAAGAAATTAAAGATGGTGAAATTTCAGAATCAATGTTTATTATTTCAAAATCATTAAGAGGTTATTATAAAAATCCTGAAGGTATTGCTCATAAAGTTTTGGCAGATAGAATGGCAGAGAGAAATCCAGGTAATAAACCTAAACCAAATGATCGTATACCTTACATGTATCGTGTTGTTGAAGAAAAGAAAAAGTTTGTTAGATTTAAACAAGTTTCAAAGAAAGTTGAAACTGGTGAATTTATTAAGAGTGGTAAAAATAAAGGTAAACCTAAATATAAAACTATAAAAGAAAATGGAGAAGCAATATATAAAAAAGAAAAAATATTACAAGGTGATAGAATTGAACATCCAGATTTTATAAAAGAAAATAATATTAAGATTGATTATA